TTGCAGGATTAGACAACCTATAACCTGCTCTGTTTAATTCATAAGCTATCCTGTTATCACAACCAGGAATGCCCATGTAAAAGTCTGCAAATCTAACGTTTCTTATCTTGCCTCTAAATATCCATGTATCTTGACTATAACGCTCATTATGTAATTTTAATCTGCCTCTGTTATAATCCCATCTGCTCAAGGCTACACATTGCCTATCATAAAAGTCTAACAGATGCAAAGTTGCATTAAAGTAAATATCCGTATTGCAGATTATTGATATTTGATTAGCATGAGTAACAGTATTGCTCACTAAATCAAAGAAATCCCTATATGTTGGTCTATTGCCTTTAATTATTATAAGTTTATCCGAGACAGGCAGTTTAACATCCCCATCAACAATTAAATAAATGTTATCTATTAGATTGTTAGCGATATTTTGTTTTAGGCAATATAATAACTCCTTTTGCCTCTTTGGATTCTTATCCTCATAAAAGGATGTATAAAGGTTTACCATATATATTTAATCAACCCTATTACTGCTAATAGAATAAAGCTAAAGCCTAATAAAACAAAGCCTCCACAAATCATGTGAAATAAAAACCTAACTATTCTCATATTGCTTTATTATTTCTTTGTAATTATTATGATACTTATCTATTGCATGATAGCCTACTGAGCCTAACTCAAACTCTGTCTCTACGGAAAATTTATTACAAGTTTCCTTATCGGGCAACTTATAGCCTAATTCACGCATTTTATTACAAAAGTAAATATCCTCATTGCCATGTACTCCCATGCCTTTATATGGATGCTTAACACAAATCTCAAACATAACTTTAGGATTGCGTATGCTTAAACCTCCGTTCATGCATCCCGGTATGTTCCTAATCCACGCGCCTATAAAATCCCATTCTAAAAACTCCTCAATGCCTGTCTTTAACAATCCTGAATCATGCTGAAATATTAGAACCCTATCATAAATGCAACTCCTCCAAAAGTTAGCATTAGTCAATATGTTATTATATACATGAGGAGTCTTAATATGATAAATACCTCCTATGTAAGGAGGCTTTAGATTTAAAACAACCCAATCATCCGATAAATATTTTTTATGCTCTGAGATAGCCTTATTTGCTATTGCTTCCCGATCATCTATAATAATCGCAGCATTCATAATTCAACTGTCTTTGTAATCTTAATTTGTAAGGTATGTTCTGCCTGTTTGCCAAACTGCCATATAACAATATCTAAATCATTAGCCTCAGCTTCTTTAATTAACTCGTTTAGGATGTTTACTTGCTTCCTAATTTCCTTTGCATAATCTATATCGCTCATATTAACTCCTTATTAAAGTTCTTGTGTATTTTAAGACTCTCAGGCAAAGTATTTTTATCAAATGATACTGCATTCCATAAATTATAAGAAACACAATGCAAATCGCTTATTTGATTATCTGGTGTCCATTTATAAAATATCTCATCTAACCAATTTGTTTTAACTTCATTAGCATGACCAAATACTAAATATTTGTATCTCATGATAGGCTCAGGCTGACAGGTGCTGAAATGATAAATAGTCTGCTTTAGGTTTAGGTTTTGGGTATTATTCTTGCGATGTAAATTCTCTAACCTAATTGGTCTGAATCCATCGTAACAAGCAAAGTCAAAAGACCTCCAAAAGTTAATAAATCCTTCAATGCCATAAAATCTCTCAATGCCCCAGTAGGCATACTCAAAGGATGCTTCTAACTCATCTGATTTGTAAACCTCATCTGAATCTACTGTCAATACTAAATCAAAGCCATGAGTATATTTGTATTTTACATTGCGATGCTCATTCTCTGCGCCGTATCTATCTGCTCTGTCCCAAATCATTTTATCACCTAAAACCTCTTTACAAGTATCAAAAATATACTGCTCATTATCTGGGCATACCATTTGCGTTCCATGCCCTTGCGATGGTTGCTTACTGTAAGCAATTACCATTTTATCTAAATGGTCAACAACTGATAGCAAAGACTCTTTTAAGTAATCTCCTGCATAATGGATTGTCATAAATCCTAATACTTTAAACTTGCTCATATATCTCTATTAAATTCTTTACCATGTTATCAAAAGTAAAATTTTGTTTTACATATTCCTGACCTTGTTTAGCTATTCTTTTGCGTTCAGCTTCATTTGCCAAATAATAATTTATCAATTCAATTAACTCAGGAAATGTTTTCCACGTTCTTAAATGCTCACCATCTGTAAAAGGCATATATTGATAGTCTTTAGCTAGGCATAAGCACCCTGATCCCATTATCCTTAATATCCTATCACTTGAGTATTTAGGCTCATCAAAATGGCTTAAATTAATACCTATCTTAATACCTCTATATGCTTTTGATTCATCTGCTTGACTATGATTGAAATTACCTGAGGCATTATTCCAGTTATTGCCATAGATTCCGTACTGCCCTCTATAATGCCTATTTAATAACTCATTCATTTCTATTCTCATATTTGACAATGGGAACATAGTATGTCCGTAATTATTGCCAAAAAAACCAATTTCTTTTAAGTTCAAAGCATTGCCCTCTGGAGTGTATATCTCAGGATCATAACCAATCTCTAAATAGCCTCCATTCTTAATATTATTTGCATCTCTTAGATTAGTAAACAAAGTGCGGTCAACATACTCAGCCATTTCTATCATCCATTTTGGAGTTGCATCTCTTATATCGCCGTTCCAATTACAAATCCATGCTCCTGTCTTTTTCATTTCCTTGACAGTTTCTATTTGGATAATGTTAGGTGCTTGAATTTGCATGAATATAATATCAGGCTTAAATGCTTTAGCCATTGCAATAGCTTTTCTATTTACCTCTTTGTCTCCTGTGCTTAACTCTATGTAATCGCTTGAGTTAGCTAAAAACGCTTTGCGCATTGAATCAAAAGGAGGAGGACCAACGCATAAACCTAGATGGAAAATTCTCATAAATTGTTAAAGTTATAGGTTTACTTTTTAAATTGTTTTATTAAGTTATAGGTTGATTTTTCTAATGTTATCCCAATCTCTCAGGAAGTCTAAAATTGATGGATAATTCATTCGACCTGCTCCACACTTCCTGCGGACATGAATCCAACCATTTATAACGCCAATTCTGATTTCATACTCTTTGTGTTTGTATAATCCCTCTTGACCTATAAAATTGGCTTTGAACATATTAATTAGTGCAACTGCAACTGTATGCAGGTAGTGAATCTTGTAAATCAAATAATGATTTTTGAGATTGCGCAATTTGCAGCAATCCTTTATAAGTAACATCTGGGAAATAAGTATGTCCAAAATGTCTTTTTGCTTCTTCTTCATCTTTAATCCATTTATCTGCTAATTCTGGATATAATTGAAGTATCTTAACAATATTATCTTTACCCTTTAAAAAACATAAATCGCAGTTGCCTAGAATTGATGGTATGTCTAAATTATACGATTTATTTATCCAATATTGATTAACCATTTCTTTATTAATACCTAGATTATAAAGTGGAAATAATGTTTTAACTTTTTTAAATTGCTCTTTAAATTGCAAAACTCTTTTTGATTCGTCATGTCTAAAGCCTATGTAATTTTCATAAGTAAAAATTCCTTTTTTACGCAAGAACCTTTTTGAAGTTTTAATCTTTAGTTCATCCGTACAGGTTCTCATCATCCTATTAGGTATTCTTTTATAATCTCTAGCTTGTAGAAATCCATCAAACTTACCCTTATAGCTTATTCGAGTGACTTTTATATTTTCGTTTCGCTCAAAGTCATCTATAAACTTGTATGTCAATGGATGTTCTCTGCCAGTATCTGTGAATAAAACAATATCATTATCCTTTGGTTTTAATAAAATAGTCATTAATGCTGATGTTTTACCACCTGAGAAATTTATTACCCTTTTCATAAAGCAAAGGTAATTATTTATATAACATAATGAAATAAAAAAAACCTGCCAAATTAATGACAGGCTTTTCATCCTTACACTTATTAACCAAAAAAATTAGCTAGGATTAGCGTTAAGTGAACCAGTTACGAATGCATCAGTATAGTATATTGGTAAAGCAATACGACCTTCAACACGTACAGTAATCTTGTTCTCACGAACGTTTGTACCATCTTCCTCAAAGAATCTAACAATTGGATTCTCACGTACAAATAGTTGCGCACCTTTTGACCAGTCACCAACTAAATACTTAGAATCGCTCATTGCAGTAGACTTGAAGATTGGAACTCCTGAGATAAACATTTGACCATTTACAAGATCAACTGCAACTCCACCCGGAAGAGTGTAATCATTAGTTGTTCCTCTAGTAAGCATCAAAGCATAAAACTGCTCAGGACTAACAAGGATACCATTTGCAGAGTGGTTATTGCTTTCAATTTGTGCAACTGAATCTAGTAACTTCTCAACCTGAATGGTACGGAAACCTGTGTATGCCTCAGCATTAGTAATCAAACCACCTAAGTTTGGAGAAACACCAGATCCGTTAAGTAATTGATTATCTTCAGCATCTAAGTATTGCTCTAACAAACGGCTTTGAAGATAAGATCTCATTGCTGAAATATCATCTAATGCCTTGCGAGTTATGCGAAGGTAACCTGCAATAAACTCAGATGGTGCTACCTCTTCAGTTAAATCGTAATCAATTTGAGATTTTGTACCTGAATTATCTGCCCATGCTGCAACTGATCCCTCAGAACCTGTCTCTTGCAAGTAGTGAATTGCAGAAGTGTTCATAACTCCTGTTGGAAGTAATGCTCTGATGTGCAATTTTCTAGGTGCAGCAGGAATGATGCCCGGTAACATCTGAACGTTAGCAGCAGCTAAGTCAGTAATGTTAGCAAGTGACATATCACCTACAGTCTTTAATTCCATTGCAAACTGCTTGATTTCTTTTCTACGGAATTTCTCCAAATTATCAGAGTTCTCATCCATAGCAGTAGCAAATGCCTTATTGAAAGATACTGGCTCTTTGCTTTGTGCATCCATTTTGATTCTGTTGTTTTCTGATTTGGCTTCAAGCAATGCTTTGTCCATTTCGTCAATACGAACATTTGCAGATTTTACTGCATCTTCTAATTTTGCATCAACTGCTTTAGTAGCTTCGCTGATTGCGTTTGCGATGATGGTCTTTGCCTCATCTAGTGTTTTAGCTTTGTTTGCATCTAGCAACTCCTGAGCCTTTAATTCTAAATTGTCCATTTTTTAGTTTTGTAAAACGTTAATTAAACTTGTTAATATATTCGGCTCATCTTTTACTGGAGTGACTAATGTCGGCTCTGTATCTAATAGTGAATTTTTACCTAAATTGAATGCCTCTAGTTGGAATTGCTTTAATGCTATTTCCAATCTACCAAAGCCTT